ACTAAGAGTAACTGGTAGTACAGCATTAACTGGAAGTTTATTTGTAAGTGGGGCTGTATCCGCAAGTGCTGGATTTAGTGGTTCATTCCAAGGTGATGGTAGTGATTTAACAGGTGTAGGAGGATTTCCACATACAGGATCTGCTGATATTACTGGTTCTCTTCTAGTAACGGGTTCTGCATTTGTAACCTCATTAACAGAGACATCGGCCTTAAGATATAAAAAATATGTTAAAGACTTAAATTCTGAAACAGATAATATTTACCAATTAAGACCAGTTCATTTTAGATGGCGTGATGATAATAGAAAAGATTATGGATTAATAGCGGAAGAGGTTGAAAAAATATATCCCGATTTAGTAACAAAAGGGGATAATGGTGATGCTTTAGGTATAAGTTATACTAAATTAACAGCATTACTAGTAAAAACTATACAAGAATTAACAGATCGTGTAGAAAAATTAGAAAATAAATAAATTAAGTTATGGCAATTAAACAAACAAAAGTAACGGACGAAGAACTAAAACAAATTTCTCAATTTCAGGAAGGTATAGATAGACTAACTATTCAATTAGGTCAATTATCTTTAAAAAAATTAAGCTTGGATAAAGAGGAAGAATATTTAGAATTGGAGTACGAAAAAATTTTAAAAGAGGAAAAACAATTAGGAGATAATTTAAAACAAAAATATGGAGAAGCTCAAATTGATTTAAAAACGGGTGAGATAGTGTATCCCAAATAATGTTTTTGAGAACTTCTTATATATTTATCATTGATAAAATAACTAGACAAAAATGGCTGAAACTTTACTATCCCCAGGAGTATTAACCCGTGAAAACGATCAAACCCTAATATCACAGGGTCCCGTCACGGCAGGTGCTGCGCTTTTAGGCCCTACAGTAAAAGGTCCTGTAAACATCCCAACTTTAGTTACATCATTTAGTGACTATAAAAATAAATTTGGTGGTGCATTTGAGAGTGCAAGTATCGCATATGAATATCTCACTTCAATAGCTGCTTTTAATTACTTTCAAGCAGGAGGTGAATCAATATTAGTAACCAGAATCGTATCTGGTACTTATTTACCCGCTACAGCATCTGTAGCTGCATTAGGAACCGGTTCAGATGGTGGTGATTATATGACCGCATCATTTGTATTGGAAACCCTTTCACAAGGTGATATAATGAATAACTCAGGTAGTGTTACCACTAGTGGTTCATTAGCAAGTGGTTCAGGTGATAATGTTCGTTGGGAAGTTGCAAGTCTAGATTCAGGAAGTGGTCAATTCAGCCTATTGATCAGAAGAGGAGATGACAACGAAAAAAATAAAACAATACTTGAAACATTTACAGATTTATCTTTAGATCCTAATTCTAATAATTACATTGAAAGAGTAATAGGTAATCAAGTACAAAATTTTGACACAGATAGTGATGGAAATAGATTTATCCAAGTAACTGGGTCATTCTCTAATAACTCACAATTTGTAAGAGTAAAATCAGTACCAAAACCTACCCTAAATTATTTAGACAATGATGGTAATTTCAAAGCAGAATATACTTCATCATTACCAAAAATAGGTAGTGGTTCAGTTGGTGCTGGTGCTAAATTAGAAAGAGGTGCATTTGGTGGAGGAAAAGGACCTAAATTTGGTCTTGGAACAGGCGGACAACGTTTAAGAATGTTTGATGAAATTAGTGTTGCATCAATTCAAGGTGTTGCAGCTGCTGATTATACTTCCTCAATTGCTTTATTACAAAATAAAGATGAATATGATTTTGAAGTAATTACTATTCCTGGTGTAACAATACAAAATGGTGCTATTGCTACAACTACATTAATTGATACAGTTACAGAAAGAGGAGATGCAATTGCTGTGATAGATACTAGAAATTATGGTGCTACAATTAACCAAGCAATAACTTCAGCCGGAACAGTTGATTCAAGTTTTGCTGCTACATATTGGCCTCATGTTCAAGTACTATCCCCTGAAACAAATAAATTAGTATATGTACCTGCTTCAACATTAATACCGGCAGTTTATGCTACTAATGATAGATTAGGTGCTGAATTTTTTGCTCCTGCTGGGTTTAATAGAGGTGGTGTAGGTGGTGCTATACAAGCTGAAAGAAAATTACCACCTGCTGATAGAGATAAATTATACGCTGGAAAAGTTAATCCTATTGCTTCTTTCCCAGGACAAGGACCAGTAATATTTGGTCAGAAAACACTACAAACTAAAGCTACTGCAACAGACAGAGTAAATGTTCGTAGATTATTAATTGAATTGAAACGTACGATTGGACAAATTGGTGAAGGATTGTTATTTGAACAAAATACAGCTGCTACCAGAGGTAGATTCCTAAATCAAGTTAATCCATTCCTAGAATCTATACAACAAAGACAAGGTATATTTGCCTTTAGAGTTGTAATGGATGAAACTAATAATACTGCTGACGTAATAGATAGAAATCAGTTAGTAGGACAGGTATTTATTCAACCAACAAGAACGGCTGAATTCATAATTCTAGACTTTAATATCACACCTACTGGAGTAGAAATTTAAAAAGGCAATATTTATAATAAACATAAAATAAAATGGCAGTAAAAGATCCCAATGAAATAATGTTCACCGCCTTTGAACCTAAGGTGCAAAATAGGTTTATCATGTTTATAGATGGTATTCCATCATACTTGGTAAAAAATGCAACAGCACCGGGATTCGAAGCAGGTGAAATAATATTAGATCATATCAATGTATACCGTAAGGTAAAAGGTAAAGTCAGATGGAATGATATGACTTTAGGTTTATATGATCCAGTAACCCCATCTGGTGCCCAAGCAATAATGGAATGGGCTAGACTTGCACATGAAAGTGTAACAGGAAGAGATGGTTATTCCGATTTTTATAAAAAAGACCTACAATTAGATATATTAGGTCCCGTTGGAGACGTGGTTTCTCAATGGATAATTAAAGGAGCTTATTGTAAAACTGCCAACTTTGGTGAATATGATTGGAGTGCTGATGCCGCAATTAGTCTAGATATCACCATAGCAATGGATTATTGTATCCTAAATTTTTAAGCATACCCCAACCCTCCATACCTCGAAAAATGGTGTTCTTTTTGGAACACCTTTTTCTTTTTATATATTTATATCCAAATAAGTTATTAGTATGGAACAAAAAGTTACAGAAAAAAAATTAAAATTCCCAACTGAAACAGTTGATTTACCCTCTAAAGGATTATTATACCCTAAGGATAATCCATTATCTTCTGGTAAAATAGAAATGAAATATATGACTGCTAGAGAAGAAGATATTCTAACTAATGCCAATTATATTTCCAAAGGTATTGTTATAGATAAGTTATTAGAATCTTTAATAATAACAAATATAAATTATGATGATTTAATTACTGGAGATAAAAATGCATTATTAATAGCAGCTAGAGTATTAGGATATGGTAAAGATTATACATTTAATGGGTATAATCCTTCTACTAAAAGTGTAGAAGCTATAACGGTTGATTTAACTACTTTACCTGATAAAAATTTAAATCCTAAAGATCTTAAAGAAGAAGGAGTAAATGAATTTGATTTTACTTTACCTACTTCTAAGACTAACATTACTTTTAAAGCCTTAAATCATAAAGATGAAAAATCTATAACTAAAGAAATAGAGGGATTAAAAAAATTAAAAAAGGACGTAATTCCCGAAGCTACCACTAGATTAAAATATATAATTACATCTATAGATGGTGATAGAGAAAGTAAAACTATAAGAGAATATATAGATAATTATTTATTAGCTAAAGATGCTAGAGCATTACGTGAGGAAGTACGTAGAGTCTCACCTGATGTTGAACTAAAAACCTATGTAGATGATGTTGAGGAGGCCATCAATGTCCCAGTGGACGTTACCTTTTTTTGGCCTGACAGCGGAATATAGATCTAATTTATTTTCCCAAATACATGATATTACTTTTCATGGCCAGGGTGGTTATGATTGGCATACTATATATAATATGCCTATTTGGCTTCGTAATTTTACTTATAAAAAAATGGAAGAATTTTATAAAAAACAAGAAGAAAAACAAAATAAGGCTAGCAATAAATTAAAAAATGATTCTAAAATACATAGACCTGGTATAAATCCATCTAATGTATATAATACGTCCGCACCAAGAAAAAAATAAATTTCCGCAGAAAAATTTGGCTGCCGGGGAGACCTTTCGTACATTTATGGCATAAATAAAAAAAGTAAAAAAAGGTTATGTCAAATTTTAAATTAAATTCAAATTCTATTAAGGGTTCATGGAGGCCTCAAACGGTTAAAATGAACGAATTATCATTCAATGATAATCTATTTATTCCAATGCCAACAGGTAGTAAAGTAGATCCATTATTTTCTGCCGATGGTGGTTTAATGAAAGGTACTAATTATGCAATAGTTGGTGATCCTGGAGTTGGTAAGTCTACTGTAATGTTAGATATACTTGCCGATCTTAAGTCAAAAGGTAAAGATGTATTGTTTATTTCTGGTGAGATGAATAGTATAGATATGCACGGATATGTAAAAAGATACCCTAAATTCGGTAATTTAGATATTTTATTTATGGGTGATTACGTAGAAAAAGATCCATTAGTAGTATTAAAAAGTATATTAACTAAAGGATGGGACGTAGTTTTAATAGATTCAATGGCAGAAGTTGTTAGTGCTGTTGCAGATTTCCATACTGGAATGACTAATAAAAAAGCCGAATCGGAAATATTAACACTACTAGAAAAGCATAATAAAGCTAATAATATAAATAAAATTAATACTGCGTTTTTAATAATTCAGCAGGTAACTAAAATGGGTGAATTTGCCGGTTCAAACAGGTTTAAACACATGATGACAGGTATGGCTCATTTAAAGTTTGTAAATCAGGGAAGATGTTTCTTCTTTAGTAAAAACAGAAGAGGTGGTCAAATGGATGCCTTGTTCTTTTCCTTAGGTACAAACAAAAACGTAGGGTGGTTGCACACACAACCAATGAATGCCCTCGACTAATTTTTTACTTTTTTATTTTAAGAGGTCCTTAGGGACCTCTTTTTTATCTCTATATTTATATACACACATTTATTCTTATGGCTAGTAAAGAGGAGATAAATAATCAGAAAGAACTTAATAAATTACTAAAGGAACAGTTATCTAGTGAAAGAGAGTTAAATTCTTTAAGAAGGGGTAATGTAGATATTGGATTTTCTATTAATGAATCTATTAAAGAAGAATTAGGTATAAGAACTAAAACCTCTGATGTAGATAAAGAAAGAATAGCTAATACTAGAGCTATAACTAAAGAATTACTTAATCAAGGTAGTGCTTTAGCCGATAC